TGCGATAATTATGATTTTACATTAGGTATTACGAGAGATTATAAAGGTAATAAATGCTATTTAGGAATAGATATTCCATGCAAAGACGATGCAGAATGGAGATTTTGGTTGTTATTTGAAGATGATAATGATGCTTGGAATATTTCTAATGAAGATAAAGAGTACGTTAAGCAGAAAGCAATAAAGCATTGTTTATCTAATGGATATTCATACAATGGAAAATATTTTGAAAAGAGATAATTAAGCGATGATTTACTAAGAAAGTGGGGTAAATAATATGGTAAGAAAAATTAATAACGGGTTATATAAAGTTAATACATATGCTTCTGCACACATTATTGAAGTAGATGATAATTATGATGAAGAAGTACAGAAACTAAGAAAAGAAATCCAACTTGACAGTATTGGATACAAATTGAACTTATTTGTATATCTTGCCACATTAACGGTACAAGGATATGTAATTTCAAGCGTAACAGAATTTAATATTGATGGAAGTAAGCCTAAAGTTGCTTATGCAAGTAATAAAGATTTCAAGAAAATTGTTAAGTATTATTTTGAAAAGAAAGCATAGGAAACGGAAAATTCATGGTTCTAAATACGCATATTATTGTGATATTTTTGGATTTTAAAATAGAATTGGAGGACGATTTTATGATTAAATTTATAGAAAAAGAAAGATATTATGATGATAGTCCATATACAGGAAGTTGCTATTATTACCCTACATATATGGTAAAAGATAGAAAAAATTCTTTGTATTCAATCGAAGAGATCCTAACGATGAATGGAAGATAAAAGAGGATGAAAAAAGAAAAAATCAGTTGATAGAAAACGAAGGGAAATATTTTAAGTTTAACGGATTTTATGATAATCCACTAGAAATGTTGAAGAAGATTATTGAAAGAAAACATCATTTTACAACACCAAAGAACATGTACTATGGTAATTTAGATACACATAGATATATAGATTTCCATGGTAATAGAAATGAAGTCAGTGCAGCTTTCCATTATAGAATTTATGATATAGAGTTAGCATGTATAATTCAAAAAGTTGTCAAGCTAATCAATAGTGAAGATTGGAGCATGGCAAAAGTAATATTGAATAAAAAACAATGAAAAGCACATTTTAAGGAGGTAAATAATATGAAAAATATACAGTTATAGTTTATTATACATTTGGCGAACCGGAAAATGAAGTTTATTTGTTTGATACGGAAGAACAGGCTTGTAAGTATTTAGAATCGATGTGGGATTATTACTATGATTTTGCATTTGAAGATTCAGATTTTGATGAAGAAAATAGTTATTGTGTGGAAAATTATGCAGAGCTTGTGTGGGAAGGTACTGGTAAGAGAATTTTTGAAGTAGTAAGGGTAAGCGAACCAATGAAGTTTGATTAAAGAATATAATCGAAGGACAATAAGTGGAGGGGGGTTGATATTATGTCAGAGAGTTTTGTGACGATTGATGAACTTGATTTAGAACAAATACATGATTATGATTTTGTTGCAACAGTTAAGAATGTAAAATTATATGCTGAATTATATGAATTGTACTGTTCAGCAAGAGTGGTGTTCCCCAGTATAGTGCCATGTACGCTTATCATTTAATAGTTATGATAAATATAAAGAGTATATAATGAAAGTCGGATTTCAAGGAGGTAGCAAAATGTATAGGGTGGAATGGATAGATAGTGAAGGAGATATACGAACGATTAAAGGATTCAAAACAAATGTAGAAGCAAGGGAATATATTAATCAAATGAGTAAATACTTTGATAAATTTGCATATCCAGAAGTGTTTTGGGATAATGAATAGAGGAGGACTAAGAAATGAAAATAAACATAATATATAACTTATACCATGATGGTGATTTTCGCATAGAAAATCCAGAAGAAATTAATTGCCAGAAAATTAATGATTGGGAGTATGCAGGAACAAAAGAATTTAAAGTAGGTGATGAATGTGAGGTTAGGAGAGAAGCAAGAGAATTCTTGGAGGAATTCTTGTGTGAACATCTGAGGGTTGGAGCCTCTCATTATTGGATACTTGGAGATTTTTGCACGATGATAGATTCATTAATCGAGTTTATCGAAGATTACGAATCGGGCAATGTTATGAAAGTAAAAAGATTGTCGGGCAATTATGAGGGTACGGAAATAATTGTTAAGATTGAGGAGGATTAATATGGAACAGTGGGACGAGGAAGAAGTATGGGATGCAATTTCAGTTATATCTTCAATACGAGCAAAATGCAGTGTGTTTAAGAGAGAACAACGTTCTAAATATCATGCATGTAGTATGGCAATAAGAGCCTTGCGTGAGGTTATCGGTGATCCAGCGGCTATGGATAAAGTAACTGATAGCAGTTTAATATATGAATTAGATAGCAGAGGATATAATGTAGATAATTTGATTGAAATTTTACATAAGATTAAGTCTTGAAAGTGATAGAGACTCGCAATCCGATAGATCTTTAGCCTATCGGTAAAGAATCATATAAAACAGAGAATATACAAACGGAAGGAGGTGTTAAGTAAATGTTAAAAGCTTGTAAATACAGATTATATCCGAGCAACCAACAAGAAGAACAAATTCAAAAGACTCTTGGATGTTGTAGATTTGTATATAACCGAACATTATCTTATAGGAAAGAAATGTATGAAATGAAAAAAGAATCTATGAATAAATTTGCTTGCAATAACTATGTAAATCAAATTCTTAAAAAAGAATACGAATGGTTGAAAGAAGTAGATAAATTTGCATTAACTAATGCTGTATATAATATGGATTCAGCATACAAAAAATTCTTCAAGGAACATAGCGGATATCCGAAGTTTAAGAGTAAACATGATAGTCATAAGTCATACATAACAAATTTTACGAATGGCAATATAACAGTAGATTTTAAGAAGAACACAATTAAACTTCCAAAGCTCAAATGGGTTAAATCTAAAATTCATAGAGAGTTTACAGGAATAATCAAATCCGCAACTATCTCACAAGTTCCATCCGGTAAATATTATGTTTCGATATTAGTAGAGACTGAACACATTCCAATAGAATCTACTGGTTGTATGGTTGGTGTTGATTTAGGTATAAAAGATTTACTTATCACTTCTGATGGAGAAAAGTTTGACAATATTCGTACTACTAAAAAATATGAGAAGAAACTTGCAAAGGAACAACGCAAGTTATCTCATAAAGAAAAAGGTAGTAAAAACTGGAACAAACAGAGAATCAAAGTAGCACAGGTACATGAAAAGATTCATAATATCAGAATTAATAATTTACACAAGATTTCACATCAACTTATTAGCGAAAACCAAGTAATAGTTAGTGAGAATTTGTCTGTAAGTAATATGATGAAGAATCATAATCTTGCAAAAGTAATATCTGATTGTGATTGGTATGAGCTAACAAGACAATTAACATATAAAGCTGATTGGAATAATCGCCAGTATATTAAAATTGGGAGATTTGTTCCAAGTAGTCAAACTTGTAGTTGCTGTGGTTTTATCAATGTAGAAACTAAAGACTTATCAGTCAGAGAATGGACATGTCCTAAGTGTGGCGTTCATCACGATAGGGACATCAATGCTGCTAAGAATATTCTTAATGAAGGATTAAGATTGTTAGAGAAAACAGCTTAGTAAAATATATAGTACGGTAGGAACTATCGGAATTTACGCTTGTGGAGTTAGTAGGTTACGAGGACGTAGAAGCAAGAAGCCACGAAGTCTTTAGCTTCGTGGTGGTTCACAGCAAGGTTTCAAGTCCTTTATATGGGGGCATAAAAGGGTGTAAAATGTATATATAATAAAAAATATCACAGAATTTTGTTTAAAAATAGCAAATGGTGGTATATATTAGATGAAAGGTAAATATAGAAAGAGGAGGGATTAATCATGATGGATTTATTGGGAAGCTTTGGTGTTGGGCTATTAGTATGTTTGGGTATAGGCCTTGCATATTTTGTGATTAAAATTATACCATACTTACTATTTGGATTTGATGATACAGATGATAACAAATAATTCACAATGTAAATAAAGAAAGGAAGTAATTTGAAATGGAACTTTTATTAACAATAGGTATGATAATCGGAGCATATATTTTATGCCATCTTGACGAATGGAGATCGGATAATCGAATGACTCCGCCGGGATATGAACATGATTATAACAAGGCAAATTATGACCTTGTTACAAAAGGAAAACAGTATTATTATCAACAGCATTTACAAGGCAAATATGATAAAAAGATAGACGATAAAAACAAACATTGATATATTTTACACTAAGAAGATACTTGCTATAATGAGTATCTTCTTTTTGTGTATGGAGAATATGTTATTGAGGACGGTGAAGTTTATGTGTTATAAGATTGAAGCTCAAAAGAAGTTGGAGGTAAAGTTAAATGAAAAGCTACAAGATGTTCCCAATATCATTAAGGACTTTTTGATAACTTTTAAAAGTAGTCGGACAAAAAATGTTAATTGGTCTTGTATCAAAGATATGTTTGAATTTTTTTTGAAAAACGATATAATACAGAAGGATAGCGTATCAAATATTGATGTGGATGATTTAAAAAAAATATTGCCGATAGACATAATAAAATACTTGAATGGTCTAACATACACCCATAAGATGTCAAGTATTAGAACGCAAAAAGCGATTATCAGTAGCTTTTGGACATACTTAGAAGCGAGTGGAATATGTGAAAATAATATTGTTTATAAAATACCAAAAAAACTATACAGAGTAGAAAAATCAAATGTGGATACGAATGTAAAAATTCCAACACAAGAAGAACTTATTGCTTTTGAAAAAAACGTCAAAGATATTCCTAATGAGTTTACAGAATTTAGAAATCTGACAATCATTAAGTTGTTCTGTGGAAGTGGTATCCGTTCAGAAGAATTAATTGGTTTAGACATGAAAGATGTTTTTTTACAAGAAGAATCCCCTTATATTATGGTGTGGGGTAAGGGGAATAAGGAAGTACAGGATAGAGTGCCTTTGTCTTATGAGGCAACGGACTACTTGACTGAATATTTTGAGTATCGTAAGTTATTCATTGAAGAAAAGAAGGAACAAAATAAAAGCATTGATGAAACACCTGTCTTTATCTCAAACAAAGGTGAAAGAATAAGTAAGGGTGCTATTGATGACTTTTTTAAACGATATAGCAATGATATGATTACTCCACATATGTTACGACATTGGTGTGGGTCGCATTTATACGAAGATACTAAAAATATTAAATTAGTACAAAGGGTGCTAAGGCACAAAAATATAGCTGTGACAGCTGAAAACTATGTTCATGTTTCAGATGATGAAGTAGATTCGGCAGTCAAGATGTTGCGTACAGACAGACAAAATGTTGGACAATCTAATCAATTAAATCTTGAGGACAAAATCTTAACTATTTTTAGGGCGAAGATTATGCCGAATTTGTTGAGTATGTTAATCAATAGCGAGGAATGTTCAGAGGAAAATTTTGATGATAAGATTATGAATGTCATTCAACAACAATTCACAGGGTTAATGTAATGATATATTTAGCCGTTGACTATTTAACATCAATATGGTAAACTAAAGGAAAGATTAATAACACAATAAATTAGGAGTGATATTTATATGGAGAATAAAATGTTAGTTTCAAGGCATATTGACAATAAGATTATTTTGCAATATAATTAACATAATGAAAGGAGTTGATTGTAATGGCAAACACAGATGTTACAATTCGTATGGACGAAACAACAAAAACAGAGCTACAAAATCTTATGAATGATTTGGGAATGGATGTAAATACATTTTTCATAGTGGTAGCTAAACAAGCCGTTAGAGAGCAGGCGCTGCCATTTAGACCTACAAGACAAGAAACACCGAATTTTGAAACATTAAAAGCAATGATGGAAACTGAGTATTTAATAGAACATCCCGAAGCAAGAAAAACATATGATGATGTGGATTTGATGATGGAGGATTTGCTGGGATGAAATATAAAGTACAACCTTCTACTAGATTTACAAAAGACTTAAAACTATGTAAAAGTCGAGGTTGGGATACTGAGATAATAAAAAAGGTAATAAAAAATTATCTAATGGTATGCCATTAGAAGAAAAGTATAAAGATCATAGTTTATCTGGTAATTGGAATGGTTATAGAGAATGCCATATTCAACCTGATTGGTTGCTTATATATAGATATACAGAGGACGAACCAATTTTATATTTAACCAGGACAGGTAGCCATTCGGATTTGTTTTAAGAAAAAGAAAATAATCGGAGTAAAAAAATAGAGACGACAGCGAATTGACTGTCGCCTTTATTTTTTTTGTGTAATTTCAATTTGATAATATTAATGCGAATGATACTATGTCAAGTATCACCGTAAGAATACAGACAGAAATCATTATATTAAAAATCATTTTTGGTTTAATTAATTTGTTATGTAAATAATTCCAATATTCTTCTGCGTAAGCTATTGGAATTTCTGCAAATAAGGATAAATCTTTAGCATTTTTTAAATATGTAGGCAGCTTGTTTTTTGGTGCGATTAAAAGACAAGCCATTAAATTTGCTTCTTGTTCTTCTTGTAGAGAATCGGAAGTATGTCCCAACACATAATGAGCAATCTCATGGAATATGTAGAAACGCCAATACATAGACGTTTCATCAAAGTAAATTATATATGAAGGCACTTTACCTGATTCCTTGTAAAGAATAGCAGGAGTGGAGATTAACGGATTGGTACCGGCAAAATCTTCTACTGCTTGAGATCTTACTTTAAAAGATATTTGTAATTGAGTGCATAGTAAAAATGGATTACAAGGGAAACTTGTAAACTGTTTTGTATAGATTTGTGCAATATCCAATAATTGTTTAAAACTTCTCATCTTCGACACCTGTCATTGGCAAATGAGCCAATCCTTTCATATAAATTAATGCAAATTCTTTTGATTTTGAGTCTAAAAGATTCCATAATGATAGAACGTCTTGTTGTTCAGAGGACAAGACATTATTATCCACATTGTCCTCAATTCCGGCAAAAAATTGAGAAAGTGAAATATTTAGACCGTTACAGATTTTTATTAAATTATATATTGTTGGGACGTGTCTATGTTTAATCATATTATTGAGTGACGAATAAGGCATATCAGACATCTTTGCAAGTCTATATATAGACAGATTTCGTTGCTTGCAAATCTCCATAATGTGCTGGTTGACTATAAATTCATCCATAGAGATCTATTCCTTTACTAATAAGATTATATCTTATTGTGTCCAAAAAACGTAGATGTATTCTATGGCAATAATAGTGTTGAGTTTGGTAGTAAAAGAGCAACCACAAATGATTGCAAATAAAAAAGCAACCGATTGAGGTTGCTTTAGTTATATTGTTCAATCGCATTTTGAATTAAATCTAATATTGCATCAGGAATATTTTTTTCAGCGATTTGCTTTAACAAATTTTCTTTTTTTGCGGAGATATGTTCTCCACCATACGCAAGGTAATTTTTATCTGATGGGTTGATTTTTAGAAGTTCATTTGGTGTCATATCAAAAACTCTACATAAAGATATGATGTTAGATAATTTTAAGTCGATTATCGTTCCATTTTCCCATTTGCTAATTGTACTTTTACCAACATTAATCAATTCGCCCAACTCGTCTAAAGATAGGTTTTGTGATAATCGTTTGTCTTTTATTATATTTCCGATATTTGACATAACAGTTCTCCCATGTTACAAAAATGTTACAAAAACAAAAAGTCATTGACAATAGAAAATGACTATGGTAATATATATGTGTCTTTAAGAAAACAAAGCAAAGCAAAAGTGTCCTTAAAGAAATAGAATGTTATTATACATCAGTATCTTTGATGATTTTTCTCACTAACCCAAAGATACGAACACGAGTAACATCCTTACCCTCAAAACGTCTTGGGGAATACATTGGATTTAAACTTTGCAGTTCAATCCAATTCGCACCGTACATTATTCGTTTGATGACACCGTTGTCATCATCAATTAAAGCAACGGCATAACTACCACTGTCAACGGATTGTTGATAGCGGACAAGTGCAAGGTCTCCTTCTTCAAATTTGGGGATCATACTGTCTCCCTTGACACGAAGTAAGACGTGTGGTTCATTGCCACTTAGCCAATTAAGTGGAACGTATTGTGTACCAATTATTTCATTGTCGGCATATTTACCATAGCCTGCCGAAACTTCACCTAAGATAGGAAGTTCAATCATTTGATTATTATTTTGTGGCTCGCCAAGCAAATATTCAACGGAAACGCTAAAATAGTTTGCGATGATTTCTATTTTTTCACGAGAAACGGATGTCTTATTGGACATTTGATTGATGTAATTGACACCCAAACCACATTCTTTACATAATCTACCGATAGAAATGTTGTTGTCCTTTGCAAGTTGCTTTATTCTACTTGCAATCATTTGTGGATTTTGCATAAATTACACCTCCGTTTTTTGTAGAATACCACAATATCACGCTAAAAACGTGAAAATTAGTTGGCATTCACGTTAAAGCGTGATAATATGGTTTTGTTGATTTTTCAAAACAGAATATTTCGAATTAGTTTAATATCCCCATATTAAATTAATTTACCCTTTTGAAATGTGTTCCCCAACACGTTTATTTCATAATGGATAAAAGAAATATCCTTGCTTTTTATGTGTTTATTATAGCACATTATAAAGGAAATGTCAATCATATTGACGTAAATTTTGTAAAGAAAACGTAATAAAAGAAAAGAAATTGTAACAAGAAAGGAAGCGATGAAACTATGATTTCAATAATTCAAAAACCAGTCAGTTTTAAAATACGGCGTAAGTCAGATATTAAAACATTCAAAAATGTTTGTTTGTGTAATGGCTCAAAATACATAATCAAAATCAATCCGAATTATATTTTCGTGTTAGAGAAAACGGAGAATAATACAATAGGAACTATTAAACAAGGTGATTTGTTCAATGTTTTCAATCCTGAAATTCAGACTGATGTGGATGAGTGGATTTGGAAATTGCGAAAATATATAAACAAAAAATATTTTTCGTAGAGAATATTATATTGAGTGCTGATATGAAACACTCACCTATACGGTTTATACTTTCCGAAGGGAAGATAAAAAAGTAGTTTTGCTATGTATATGATAAAGGGAAGGATGTGAAATGAATGTATCTAATTGGCTTGGCTATAACAAGTGTCGGCATTGGCATAGTGTTGGCATGTAAACTGCAAGATTATTAGGGAGAATAATTGTAAAAATTAGGACAAGGAGTGTAGAGAGTGAATGATAAAGAAAAAGAAGATTTAATAAGGCAATATTGCGATAACAAAATGAAACAATTGAGAAAAATTTGCGATCCGATTATTCGATTAATGAATGTTCCGTTGTCAGAATATGATGATTTATATTCCGATGCGATGAAGGTTGTATTGGAAAGTGTTGAAAATTTTAACCAAGAACGTAATTGTTCATTCAACACATTTCTTGTTGGTAACATCAAGCGTTCGTTTCAAGATTGGTTGCGAGATAAACATCGTTGGAAAAGGTGTAACCTTGAAACTGATGAACGTGGTAATTTGAAGAGGAATGAACAAGGACAAACTATTTCAATTCCTAATGTGTCATTAGATGTGAAAACGGAAGACGGAATTGACTTAGCAGAAAAGATAGCATGTGTGGAGAATAATACTGATGAGGAAGAATTATCTCCACAAATGGAGGAATATCTAAATGGGCTATCAAAAGTTCAAAGAAAAATTCTTATCCATTTGGCAGATGGATATAAAAAAGAAGAAATTATCGCTATGTTAAATATTGATGATTTTTTATACAAAGATAGCATTATGGCTATTAAAGATGAAAAAAATAAAAGAAAAATACGAATGCTTATTAGGAGGTAAAATAACATGGATGGATATAGAATTGAAAGATGGTCGGTAGAACAATATATGGACGATGTACATACACAAATAATACAGCCTGAACCAACAGTACAACGTGGTTGGTCTTGGACAAAAGAGGCTTTAAATGGACTAATATGGTCAGCTGTCAGTGGGATGGTTTTTATTCCAAATTTAATTCTTGCTGAAACAAAGTCTGAATCCGGTATAAAGTCTACATATATTGTAGATGGTGGTCACAGAACAGAAGCCTTGAGAAGATTTAGATATGGTGAATATAAAGTTACTAATGAAATTCGTGAGCCTATAGTCAGATATAATAGGAAGAAACTCAATGAAGAAGGTAAAGTGGTAAAAAATCAATATGGTGATATTATATGGGAAACAGTCGAATATGATTTGAGAGGTAAAACATATGAAGACCTTCCAACGGAATTAAAACGACAGTTGAACAAAGGTCAGTTAGCGGTAACAATTTATCAAAATTGTGAACAAGGAGATTTACCCACACTTGTTAACATTTATAATAATCACATTGCAATGAATGCTTCACAGAAAGCCCTTACGTATGTAGGAAATTTTGCAAAAGAAATAAGAAAAATAAAAAATACCAATGAATTTTTGAAAGACGGTACAATTTTAACAGAAAAACAAAAGAATGACGGAATATGGGAAAGAGTTATTTCAGAATGTGTTATGGGTGTGTATCATTTTGATAATTGGAAAAAAGCTCCTAAGAAAATATGTGATTATTTGAACTTCAATTCTACAATGGAAGAATATCAACAAATTGAACAGTATTTTAACAGGATTGCTCCATATTCAGATAAACTTGAAAATAGAAAAGTAGCAGATTTATTCACATTAAAAGATACAGTGGTATGGATAATGGCATTTGATAAATTTGATAAGCTTGGCTTAGATGATAAGAATTTTGGAGAATTTTTAAATGCTTTTGAGAGCATGAGAAACAAAGAAGTGAATGGCGTTACTTGGGAAGAACTCGATGAAAACAAAAGCACTAAAGATAAGAAGGTTATTAAAAACAAAGTAGACCATATTCTATATTTAATGAAAGAATTTTTGGGTATTGAAGATAATGATGCATTGTCAAATAAAAAAAATGTTGAAATGACAACTGAAAATAAAAATATTCTTAAAGAAGAAAATATTGAAAGTGATGTTTGCGACAATACTCAAAACAGTGTACAGGAAATAGAGAATAATATATTAGAAGGAATTGAGCAAGAAGATATAGAATTTTACGAAACAATGATTGAGGACGTGTTGCCAAGTAATTCCGAACTGGCACAAAAAGCACACGACGAATTAGTTAAGCTGATAGATTATTCTTGTGAAAAAGATTACGATATGGCGTTAGAAAAATGGTTAAAAACGATAGACAAAAGTGTATTAATTTCGAACAATAAAACAGAGAACTATAATAATATGAAGAAACTTTTCATTGAGTATATGCTTAATCAAGAAAAGAATGTGGCGTAAAGGAGAGTGATACAAATGATATTTATAACAGGAGACACGCATGGAGATTGGAAAAATCGGTTTAAACCTGAATGCTTCCCGATAGGACAAAGTTTAAATCGAAGTGATTATGTCATAGTTTGTGGTGATTTTGGTTATTGGCACGACACTGATATTGAAAGGAATAACCTTGATTGGCTTGAAAATCAGCCATGGACTACATTATTTGTAGACGGAAACCATAGTAACTTTGACCGACTAAAGAAATTGACGGTTGAAGAATGGAACGGAGGGAAAATACATAAAATCCATCCACATATAATTCACTTGATGAGAGGACAAGTATTTACTATTGATGACAAAACGTTCTTTACATTTGGTGGAGCACAATCTCATGATATACGAGATGGTATATTGGAAACTGATGACCCGAGAATTGCGGAATGGCAATATGATTATTGCAAAATGTTTCGTATAAACCACATATCCTGGTGGCAAGAAGAATTGCCTTCCCAAAAGGAAATGGACGAAGGTATTGAAAATTTAGTTAAATACGGTAATAAGGTGGATTATATTATAACACATTGCCCACCAACAAAGACTTTAGATGTAATGAATATGAGTAGAGGTTTCTTTGATAAATTGAAATCGGATAGATTAACAAATTATCTTCAAGAAATTCAACAAGATGTCCAATATAGTAATTGGTATTGCGGACATATGCACGAGAATAATCGTTACAAAGATAATATAACTGTTTTGTATCATAACATTATAGAGATTGGTGGCGATGCTCAATGATATATGTAATCACGAATGGAGAACAATACATTAGAACCAATCCAAACGGGAGATTGGCATGGTCAGGTAATCCGACTTTAGCCAACTCGTTTGAGACCTTCCCAGCTGCATTGGGTTTCTTAAAGACCAAAAGAGTACAAAATTTCTTGAAAGGGAATTCAAGAAGAAGTCGTGTTGTCGAATTGACAGATGGTTATATGCCCGTTGAAAAACCAGAGAATTGTTGTGAAGAAAATTTAAATGATGTTGATGATATTAAATCAATGGACATAGACAGATTGTTAAAGACACCTCATTTACCAGATGAATATAATCCATATACTTACTATGGAGATGCTGAATTGGATTTGGAGAATATAGCGAATGTATTGCAATCAGCGAACAAAATACTTTCAAATTTGGATAGATATTATGAAAGTATAAAATATCTTGAAAGAGAAATGGATTTAAGAATTTTTGATATCAGACATACTCTTGTAGAGGATGAAACAAAACTGAGTGGTGTTGCAATGCAACGTGGAGGATATTATGGACAACAAGTAGATCAATATAGAAAAAAGATTAAACGAAATAGACTTATTCTTGAGTTAATTAAAGATGACATAAATAAAATTAAAGATAAAAACTTATCAAACGAAATACATAAGATTATGACTACGCCACATAAACCAAGAAGAATATCTAAGAGTTTATTTATAGATTATTGTAATGGAAAGTACAGAAAGGAGAAAAAACATGAAACAAAAAGAGAATCAAAAACTATTAGAACTGGTGTGCAATAAACAAGACAGCTTATTGGCGCATGGATTGTGGGATAGTGAAGAATACAAGTTGATGGAACATCTTAAAGTCAAACTAAAGAAGAAAACAAAAAAGAAATAAGGAGAATATAACCATGAAAGAAGTATTAATGTTACTATTGGCTATGATAATTGGTTTCGCCGGTGGAACGGGAATGTTTGCATTGATTTTACACTATTGTAACGGTAACGAAAAACCTGTTTCAAAGAAAGAGAATAATGTACCGACAGAAGTATGTGCTGAAAGTTTTAGAGGTTTGTCAAATGCTTTCAAAACAATGGGAGAAAGTATTAATAAGGGATATACAAGGTACATCGGAAACAGCGATAAGATGACCGAACAAGAATTTAAAGAAGCGTTAAAAATGAAAAATAAAAAAGGAGAATATTAATGATGAAAGAAATAAGCAAATCTAATGTTTTTGAAGTATCTATTAACGAAAAAGATAAAAAGA